AAGGGATAAAGAAATTAAATTAAAAACAGGAGATATACTTTTATTTCCTTCAGGAATCGTGTATCCTCATACGGTTAAAGAAACAAAAAAAGGCATCAGATATTCATTTGTCAGCTGGGCCTTTTAGCATTATAAGGGCTTTATGCTTCAAAAGATAAACATCTTACCAGGATTCAATAAACAAGTTACAGCTACAGGCGCTGAAGGCCAATGGGTTGGTGGAGACTATGTCAGATTTAGATATGGTACACCTGAAAAGATAGGTGGATGGGCACAACTTGGAAGTATTACTCTTACTGGACGAAACACGGCTCTACACCATTTCGTCAATTCCAGCGGAATAAAGTACGCGGCCCTTGGAACAAACCGATTTTTATATGCCTATTCTGGAGGAGCTTTTTATGATATTACTCCTCTTAAAAGTACAACAACTTTAACTAGTGCTTTTACAACAACTAATGGAGATGCCACAGTTACGATCACTTTTGCAAGCGCTCATAACATTACTAAAGGTGACATTATTCTTTGCGATAATTTTAGCACTATCACCGATTCTAATTTTAGTTCTAGTGACTTTGACGATACTAATTTCATGGTCGCAACCGTACCCACGTCCACAACTATCACAGTCGAAATGGGATCCAACGAAAGTGGATCAGGAGCATCCACATCCGGAGGTGTAAGAGTCAAACATTATTATTCTATTGGTCCAGCCTTAGAAGAATCAGCTGCTGGATATGGTTTAGGATTATGGGGTGGTATTGTATCAGGTGCTATAACTTCTACTCTTGATGGTGCAATTGATGATGATGACACAAGTTTAACTCTGGCGGAATCAGGATCATTTGGTTCTTCAGGAACCGTTAAGGTAAATGATGAACATATAACCTATACAGGAAATGATTCAGGAACAGAAATTTTATCAGGACTTACCAGAGGAGCTGATAATACAACTGCAGCTTCCCACTCAGATGGAGCAACCGTAACTGATATATCTGATTATACTAAATGGGGCGCATCACAAACTGGAGATATTGTAACGGCCCCTGGTCTGTGGTCCCTGGACAATTTTGGCAATAAACTTATAGCAACCATTTTTGATGGTGCTACTTTTGAATGGAATTCAAATGCAACCGATGCAACATCTACACGAGCAACTATTGTTGCTAATGCACCAACAGCTACTATTAAAACTTTAGTATCAACACCCGATCGACATTTATTATTCTTTGGAACTGAAACAACCATTGGAACAACTTCAACACAGGATGAAATGTTTATACGATGGTCGGATCAGGAAAGTATTGACGCTTCGACTTCATACACACCTTCAGCAATCAATAGTGCAGGTACACAAAGACTGGCCGATGGAACACGGATCGTGGGAGCGATCAGAGGTCGTGACGCAATTTATGTCTGGACGGATACAGCATTATTTATTATGAGATTTGTTGGCGCTCCTTTTACTTTTTCATTTCAACAGGTTGGAACAAACTGTGGACTCATTGGAAAGAACGCAGCGGTAGAAGTAGATGGTTCTGCCTATTGGATGTCAGAGAATGGTTTCTTTAGATATACAGGTAGACTAGAATCTTTAGCATGTTTAGTTGAAGACCATGTTTATGATGATCTGGCTACGGTTCCTAAACAACATATTTATGCAGGATTGAATAATCTTTTTGGTGAAGTAACTTGGTTCTATCCCAATAGTGGTGCTTCTTCAAACAATAGATCAACAACTTATAATTATATGGACTCAACACCAGAAAGACCCGTGTGGACAACTAGTACACTTGCAAGATCAACATGGGCAGACTCTGCCATATTCGGAAAACCTCATGGAACAGAATATGATTCCGATGCAACAAGTGATTCAACCGTTGGTAATACTGATGGTGTTACAACTTACTATGAACATGAAACAGGAGTTAATCAAATTAAAGCTGGAACAACAAGTGCCATTGCAGCGAATGTAGAATCAGGAGATTTTGATATTTCTCAAAGAAGAGCAGCTACAGGACAATCAACTGGTCAAGCAGATTTAAGAGGAGATGGTGAATACATCATGAAGATAAGAAGAATACTTCCTGATTTTTTAACTCAAACAGGTGATGCAACAGTTACATTAAACTTAAAAAATTATCCAACGGACTCACAGGCTAGTTCATCTCTTGGACCTTTTTCATCAACCACTAGCACAACTAAAATAGATACCAGAGCAAGAGCTCGTGCTATATCATTGAAAATTTCAAACACGGCCCAGGGACAACACTGGAAACTAGGAACCTTTAGACTGGATATACAACCGGATGGAAGAAGATAATGGCTAGAATTGTACAATCATTAACTCAACCTTTAGAAAAATACGATCAACAGATTCAACAATCTTTTGTAAGAGATGTTGATAGTGTTATACAAAAATTGAATACAACTTTTCAACAGGATATAAAGGATGAGGCTGAAGCGGAAGGCTTCTATATGGCATAATGGCAAATACATTCGTCAATAAAAAAGTAGATTTAACGAGTACGGATGCTACTACATTATATACTGTACCCAGTGCTACAACAGCAGTGGTTAAATCGATTCTAGTATCAGAAGATTCTAACAATGCGGATACCATTACAATCACTTTAACTGATACAGATAGCGCTGTTTTCAACCTTTTTGTGACTAAAGCGATATCTGCAAAAGGAACCTCAGAACTGCTTAGTCAGCCTTTAGTCGTTGCTGAAAGCGAAATTATCAAGGTAACGGCTGCAACAGCCAATCGGCTGCACGTTGTACTCTCGGCTTTAGAGATTAAGCCAAGAATAGTTACAACTTGATTTATTCTCATAAAAAGAATAAATTATAAACTCAGGTGAAATTCCTGCCTTTTAACAATTACATAAAATTATGGAAATAACAGACTTAGAAACAGGCGCGAATAGCATCAAGTATACAGGAAATATAACACCCGACCTTGAACAATTTATACTAGAAAAATGGATTGAAGAGGGAGGAGCTCAAGGAGATATTATTCCTGAAGACTTCAGACAAAAAATTCTTGGATTGTACAGATTAAAAACCATGAGCGGTGGAATAGGTGGTCTTGGTAGAGAGACCGCGGCTCAGGGTGGAATAAAAGGATATTCAGTTCAAGGTGGTGTTAAAAATTATCTTGGTGATCAGGAAACCGTAAGTGGTGTTCCTGTTAAATGGCAATCAGGGCCAGATAAACCTGAAACAGAATTAGCTTACATTACAAAAGCAGAAAAAGATTTAATACTTAAAAAAGATTTACATGGCTCATTAAAAGGTGGTCCTAATCTAGGTCCATCAGGGGTTATGAGTTTAGATAGTTGGGGAGATATTGGTGGTGGTCAAGCCGGAGCTGAAGTAGATAGTGGTAGAAGGGAGGATAGACCTGAAAGAACTCAGTATTCCCCTGCAACAAGTCGATCAGCACAGGCAATGTCACCAGCTGATGTTAAACATGCTGAACGAATATCAGGAACAGATTACGATGTATTTAGAGGACAAGGAGCTAACGTTGCAGGTTCTACACGAATTCAGCCTAGGCAATCACTCAGTGTTATGGATCTGATTGGTAATATGCCATCCGTGAAGGCAATAAAATGGGCAGCAAAAAAATTAAAAGAACAACAAGAAGAAAACTACTGGGAAAGCGGTGATGAATTACCAAGAACTCATGATATTTATCATGATCCAGGAGGCACGAGACACGGACCAGAGATTCAAGGTCCTCAGGGTCCTGTATATATGGACCCAACTTATAGTTTAGCAGATGCAGCAGGTACAACTTCTGATTTTGATTTATACGCTGCACTCGAAGGAAGACAAAAAGCAAGATTCGCAGGTCAGCCAATGCTTACAACCGGCAACCGATTCATTGCAGCCAACGGCGGAAGAATACCTTATGCTTATGGTGGCATCATAGGTTCAGATGGAAGAAGAGCTTACGGTCTTGGAAGCTTTGTCAAAAAAGCATTCAAGAAAGCTAAGAGAGCCATTAAGAAAATTACAAAGAGTCCGATTGGAAAAGCTGCTCTTATAGGTGGCTTAGGTTATTTAACAATGGGTGGTGCTGGTTCCGGTTTTTTCAAAGGTATTGGTCAGAAGCCCTGGGCACAAGCACTTAAAGCAGGATGGGCAGGAAGAGATATAGTTCCTGGTTTTAGAGAAGAAGGAGTTGGTGGTCTTTCTGGTTTACTTTTCAAAGGAGCTAAATGGGCTGGACAAAACAAACTTCCATTAGCATTGATAGGGGGTGCATCATTAGCGGGTGGTTTGTATACAGCTGGACAAGAAGATGAATCCCTAGACGATTATATAGGAAGCGCTAGACGTGGAACAGGAATTGATCCTACAGCAATAAGAAGATCAGTACAGGACCAATATAGAATGGGAGAACTATCTCCAGAGTATCAGTTACAACATCCTTTCCAAGCACAACGACAATACATTCGCCCTGATTATTATGCAGCTGAAGGCGGAAGGATTGGGTATAAATTTGGAGGCA